CCAACTACATTTTAATTGATATGTAATTAGCTTACAACCCTTATAAACATTGAGTTTTAATTGTAGTGGAATTTCGGGTTGTGATTCCTGTTGTCGTGGGTTCGAGCCCCATCAGCCACCCCAAATCAAACCCGCTAATTCAAAAGGTTAGCGGGTTTTTTCTTTTTATCATTTCCGCTTTTTGTAAGATAAAACGCGCTTTTTGTAAGATCATTTTACAGCCTTCGACTTTCTGACGGCTCTGCGATCGTACACTTTGGCCGGAATGCTCTCTGTTCTATGCCCAGTTAACTCACTCGCTTTTCTTCCATCCTCGATCAGATCCGTAACCGCCTTTGCGCGCAGATCATGAAAAGTGAATCGCTCATTACTCTCGTCTGATTCCAGCCACGCCTTCATCAGTCGCTGCCACATTGCTTTGAATCCTTGTGTGCTATACGGCTGGCCAGAGCGACTGTGGATCAAATACATTGAGGTGATCTTGCTTGGAAGCGCCCGGCACTCATCCACGGTGGATTGCAGGGTTGGCGTCCATTCCACCAGCGTGGCGGCACCGCGCTTGCGTTGACCAAACAGGATTCCATTCTCAGTAATTTGAGTTCTGTGCAATGACAGAACTTGTGCCTGGGCCTTACCTGTCAGATAGGCGATGCGCGCAGCCAAGGCAATGCGTAGACCAGCATCGCTGCTATCTTTGCGCTCACTGTCATCTTTCAGGTGACCATTACTGCGGCAAAATTCCACGAATGCATCCAGCTCGCTATCACTGATCATTCGGGTCCGTGATTGCTCTTCATTGCGCTGTACGCCTATGCATGGATTGTCACGGATGATTCCCTGCCCGCGCGCCCAGTTGAATGCCGCCTGAAGGTAGGAAACTTCGCGGTTTGCACGCACCGGTGCGTCCTTACCACGAAACTTATGTAGATATGACCAGACATGATTCGGTTGTAGATCTTTCGGTTGCATTGCGCCGAAAGCTTTTTTAAGCTGGACTATCTCGGCTTCATTATCTCGGAGTGTAAGCGCTGAGCGTTTTCCGGCTTCAACTTTGGCTTTCACCTCTTTCAGGTAATCATCCAACAAATCTCCAATGGAACCGGCAATGCTTTTCCCTTCCTCCAGTTCAAGCAGCTTTCGCTTGGCTGGAAGCAAGTCGTGTCCAAGGTTAAGACGTTTGTTGTCAGCCGTAATAGTGTAATAGGTATCCTGCCGCTTCCCTTTGTAGACGTACATGCGCGGCGGGAGTGATGATGCATTTTTGCGGCGTCCAACCATTAGGCAGCTTTCTTCCATGACGAAAAGTCAGGTTCAGTTTGTGACATCGGCACCGCGCTGGCTATGCCTAATCTTTTTTCAACAAATGCGCGTAGTACACGCGGCTTACCGCTAATAGTACGCTCAAATGGATATCCGTTTGATTTAAGCCATTGCGCTTGATAGTGGCCAACCTTGTATCCGGTTAGTGTAAGCACCTCGTCAGAAGTAAGAAATAGCGGGTTCATTTTGCCCTCCGATATATCTTTGTTAATTTCCCATTGATCGTGTGATCACGATATCGCAGGATGTTTGAAATCTTCACACGCTGGTGATAACTATGTGTCGCCTGACGCAGTAATCCGTAGTAGCTATTAGCCGTCTCAAACAGATCCTTAGCATCGATGCTGCGAACTCGTTTCATCGCCTCATTGATGGTGCGTTTACGCGTCGTGCGGCACCATGGCCGAATGACTTGACCAACGAAATCAACGCCGCGTGATACCGGCTGTAGAATGGTTTTTGATGGATTAATTTTTGCGCGCAGCTCGTTGTATAGGAACTCTTCGATCCGTGCCTTGGCAGAATTCAGCCATTGTGGTGATTCGTGCAGCAATACGAAGTCATCGACATAGCGGATGTAGTGTTTCGCGCCGATCTGGTGTTTGACGAACTGATCCAACGCATCCAGATAGATATTAGCGAAGAATTGCGACGACAAATTTCCGATTGGCAGACCAAGGTGTGCGGGGTGGTTAACCAGGCGTTTGTGTTTCGGAACTAGATCCAGCATGTCCGGATTGCCGCGCAGCTCGTAGTCCTGGCGCGGATCGTGAAACAAGATTGTGTCGGACAGCTGCATCCACCATAGCTCAGTGACGCGTTTGGCGATCAGGTCGCGCAAGATATTCTTGTCGATGCTGACAAAGAAGTTGGCCAAATCCAGTTTCAGATAATGTGATGGCTTGCTCCAGTTCTGCGTGATGCTCCGGATCTTCGCCTCGATGCGCTTGGCTGCATACAGGGTGCCGCGCCCTGGTATACATGCGCAGCTGTCTGCGATGAACGCCGCATAAAAGCGCGGCGAGACGCGGTTGTAAAAAAGATGGTGCACGATGCGATCGCGGAAATCTGCGGCCCACACTTCGCGCGGCTTTGGGCGGGTGATGACAAAGCAGATCGAGCGGCCCGGGTGATAGGTGCCGTCTCTCAGCTCGTCGTTAAGGTCACACAGGTTACGCTCAAGGTTCTGTTCGAAATCCAATGCGATAGCAGTATTGCGTTTTGACTGGCGGCAATCCATATATGCCTGTACCAGTTCTGGGAATGTGAAATCAGCATGGTGGTGCACGGTTTGATCTGCGGACGAAGCGCGCTCTGAGCTGGTTGTTCTTGTGATTGTTGTTCTGGTTGCCATTGTTGAAATTCTGATACCAGGCATAATCTGAGTCGCTAGAGTGCTGCGTCGTGTCGTGCTATCTACGTCACCACGCCGAAGGCTTGCGCCGATCAGCGAAGAAACTGCGCCAGACCTATCCTGGGTAACTAGCCCGGAGGTTTCTGGGATGCGCATGTCGGTAGCCATATTGGCCAGCGGCACAACCAGATCAAGATTTCGCACAGGGATGTTAGCCATGACCATCATCCAGCGGGCGACATTGCTTTACGGCGCCATCCATTAGCCTGCTTGCCTATGCTGTTGGTCAGCTCGATTGCCTTGGCGTATTGACCGGTAGAGATCAGATGCTTGTCTCGTGAAAGACGCAGCAGAAGTTCGCACACCTGCAGGCGCTCGATCAAATCGCTCAGATGTGGTGCTTTTTCCTGTGCGCAGTTGGCACGAAAAATCAACACCACAATCTCAACACATTCGTCGCTGACCTTGCCACCGATTGAGCGCTTGAACTCGCGCGGCATATTCTTGACTAGCTCGGTTACAACATCGAGCAGGTCATAAGCCACTTTGTAGATTGGCAGGTTTGTATGGATAGTCATGCTGAAATACCAAAAAAATAACTAAATAACTAAATTACTGAATTACTGATCTGCGGACGAAGCGCGCTCTGAGCTGGTGGTACTTGGGATTGGTGTACTGGTTGCCACCGTAGAAATGCTGATACCAGGCATAATCTGAGGCGCTAGAGTGCTGCGTATTCGACCAGTACCATTCTTTTTTGAATTGCTCCGGAAGGTACTTGAATAGAAGTGCCTGCTCGACACGATCAGGCAGATCGCCGCCGATTGATTTGGCCAATTCCATCTGTTCATCCCACGTCGCATCATCATAATCACCAGGGAGTAAGGTGACATGGTGTCCGGTGCCATCAGGATTGATAATCGCGCCGGCGTAAATTTCGCCTTCATTCAGTTCTGGTATTGCAAGTGTTTTTGCCGTGTTCATGCTGCCTCCTTAGTTGTGGTTACTTCAAAATATGCCGTGTCACACCTGGTGCTGGATGACTGATTCCGGCTGGTGATGGGGATTGCTTTTTACTTGATACTGGTTTTTCTGCGATGAATCCGGTGCCTTGATTGTCGCCGCCACTCACACGGATATAATCAACCTCAACCTTGGCGCTGTTGATGATGGTCTGAGCAAGCTCTGATTTAGCTTTGGCCAGCGCGATATCTTCAGCTGTCGCACCTTTTTTAAGCGCACGTAGCGACTCAAACAGAATGTCGCGTAGTGCTGATATGTCGTTATTCGGTTGCGTCATGATTTTTCTCTCTTTTATTGATTTGACGATTGAGTGCGCTGCGCAGCTGGACAAGCGTTGCAAGCTCTTTCGGATAATTGTGGTAACTGTTTCGCTTCATGTTGTCAGCCCGGCTGATACAGTCGAGGTTTTCGATAGCGATGTTGGCCTTATTGCCGTCCTTAAAAATCACGCAATGGCCTTTTGGCACCGCGCCGTTGTGTTCCGTCCACAACAAGATATGCACATGAACATAGTCGCGACGCGTGCAGCCGGTATCGGTCATTTTTCTGCGCAAATAGCCGTCGCCAGTCAGGCCTTCATGACCAATTGGGTGCCAGTTATGTGGCATCTGGCCTTTTTTAAAGCGGGTTCCTCCATCCCGGCTTTTGGTTTTTTTACCCTTATTCCAAGTTATGTGACCCTTGGTAAAACGCGTTCCTTTACCCTGGTTGCCTGATGTGCGACCACAGGCCGGTGATGATAAAAACGCTGCGGATTTCGCCAGATTCAATTCGCTGGCTTTTGCGTAAATTGAGTTGCGCGGTCTGCCGATCAGATCGACTAAATCACAGGTGCGTGTATCAGGATAGTATTTGTGCAGCAGTTCAAGCTGTTCAGCAGACCAAAACTGACGTGGCGGTCTGAGATTGCGGGATTTGGTCATGCTGTTTTTCTCCGCAATAAAAACCGTACCAGTCTTGGATGAGCGTACATTGCGGCCAGTATCCCGACAGGGCCGCCGAACAAAGTGGCGATGATCTCGCTGGCGGATGCGCCGGGCATGGTGCGCCACAGGTATATTTGTGCGCCGCCGATCAGGAAGCTGGTTAGCGCTGCCAGTACGTAATGATTCCCTTGCACGTTGAGTTGTTGCAGCCCAAGCGCGAATACCAGCGATGCGGTGGATAAAAACAGGGTCAGCTCAGTCATGCTGCGCCTCTTTCAATTCGGAGCGTCTCGCCCGTTTTTTCGTTAAGAATATTGACTGCTTGAATATCTTCTAAGCGAAGCGTGCGTTCGGCGTGAGATAGCGCCTTCATTTCCTGCATGGCGCGATACAACATCATCACATCCATGTAGGGGAGTTGCGCTTCGATCTTGTAGATCCCTGCCAGTACGGCGGCCTGTTCCAGCTCGCGCAATGACCATTCGCCAGTTGCATCGCCGCGACGGCTGACATCATTCATGGCGCGCATCGCACCTTCTACCACCGGCATCACTGAGCTATCTTTCGGCGGTTTTAGATACATCGCGCCCCATACGCAATTGATCGCCTGGCCGATTTTGTCGAATTGAGATTTGTCGAAATACCCCATGCGCGCTCCAGCGATGATGCTGTGCAGCACAATGCCGAATTCATCGCGCAGGCTGGTGACTGGGATACGGACGGCTTTAGGGCGGTAAGCTTTATCGCGCTTTGCTTTTGGCTTGCTCATGCTTCTTCAACCTCATCCAGCGCCTCACAAGCTGCGAACACGCGTTGTATGATGCTAGTGGCGCGTTGTTGGCATTCTGGCTTTACACCAGGTTCGTTCTTTGTCCAGTCGAGTTCGATTGCTGCATCGATGGCAGCTTGACGTAGTGCGGTGATTTTTAATTTAAGCGTGGTCATAGCGTGTGTCTCGCAAGTGCCCAGGAAACAGCGACGCAAATTCCCTGTTTACGGTAGTAGTGGTAATTACCGATACAGCGGATTACTCGTGTCAGCAAGTTCGCCTGGTGATATCCGCTTGATTTGCGGCGGGGGAGTAAGACGGCGCGGTTCATAAGCAAGCCTTATTTGGCGCGATTGAATTTTCAGGCTTACAACGTGCGATCATTGCGTCAACGCCAAGCTGAAATATTTCTTCCAACGCATCTTCAACATCCGCAATCGGGTTATTCCACAGAAAAAGCGAAATAGCCTTGTCTGTAAGCACAATGCGGCTGTGTTGAATTGAAACTGAGTAGGTGGTGATCATGCGACTCTCGCTTCCGATTTTTTGGCTATCTTGAGATTTTTCTCGATTGCACGGCGCACAGCTTTGATGATGGGTTCAGCTTCATCGGCATCGATAAACAGTTCGCCGTAGTTGGTAGAGATTGAGAATCCGCTCTCCATGTCTGGAACTCGCTTTGCAAGCGAGTATTCGAGGTCATCGGTGTAGTTACTCATGATCTTCACCTTTCAATAAATTGATAAATGACTAAATGACTGATCTGCGGACGAAGCGCGCTCTGAGCTGGTAGTCCTTGTGATTGAAGCTCTGGTCGCCATTGCCGAAATCCTGACACCAGGCACAACCTGAGCCGCTAGAGTGCTGCGTACCGGACCAGTACCAGCGCTCTTCAAACTGCTCTTTGAGATTGGCAAACAGCAACGATTGATCGCGACGTGTAGGCAGATCACCGCCGATATCGGCAGCGAATTGCTGTGCTTGCTTGAACGTCACGTCATTGGCTTGCCCTGGCAATAGGATCACGTGCTGGTCTGGTGCGCCGTCTTTACCGAGCAGGATGCCGGCATAGAATTCGCCTTCTTTGAGTTCTGGCAGTGTAATGGTTTGATTCATGGTGTTCTCCTTTGCCCCACCCGAAGCCGGGCAGGGCGCATTAAGTTATTTTGCGAATGGGTTGCCGTGGAAGATAGGGAAGGTCGTTTGCTCCTGGATCTTCACTGTCAGGCTTTTTGCTGATGCTTCCATCACCTTGTCAGCGCGGATCAGCTCGTACCAGAACTTGAGCTTTCCGCCGTTAAGGCGATATTTAAGGCGGGCATTGAGTTGGTAAGGATCACTACCGCGAAACACTGGAATGCCGATGGCGAACTGGCTGTAAACTTCCATGAATTTGGCGGTTTCCGCGTTTTCGTCCTCGATATAGCTGATGCGAACACCGCCGCTTTGCATGCGGATGGCGCTCTTAATGCTTGAGTCCTGAGTGATCTCAAGGTTGGTGGACATATGCAACATGTCTGTTCCAGACGGCAGGCCTTCTGTTGTTGCAATGTCAGCCAGATTGTTTTCGATGAATGTCGCGAACTCAAGTTGATCCATCACCTTGCCGTCTTTATCGATCCAACGTTTCCACTCGACTGATTGAGCCGGAGTAAAACGGGCGATATGGTCACGCCATTCCTGACCGCCGTCATCGCCAGCGTGATCGTTCAGCACGCTGGTATATCCGATGCGGCCTTTTTCATAATCTGCATCGCACCAGATCGTTGTTAGATCAGATGCACCATGGCGCTTGATGTAATCGATGTAGCCCGTGTCGTCGTCAAGGCTGACAATAGATTTTTTACGGCGAGGACAGGCGTCAAGATCTTCAGTATCTTGCAGTTTCCAGCCATCAGGGACTGCGACAAGTGCGGGTTTATCCTGGACAGGAAATGGCTTGCGTGCTTCACGCGCGACGGTAGCGGCGATATTTTCTTGATTATCTTGCATGATTACTTTTCTCCTACTTGTTTGAGTGGTGCAACAATGGCTTGAGCAACAGTTTTGAGCTCCAGATTTTGCTGGCGTGGATCTTGTGTCAGCAGATTTCCTTCCGGTGTGCTAAACAACAGCGTGACGTCAGGCGCTGTGACCGGTTTCTTGATTGAATACTTGCCAGCAACCGATACAGCGCCACGCGTTGCTTTTTTCAGTACGATCTTGATATTGAGCTCACCACCTTTGCCTGTAGCATCGACGGCGGTGACCAGCTCGGCCATCGCGTTGGAAACATCATCGAGAAAGTTGCTTCCTTCTGTATCGCCGCTGAGCAGGCGCAGCGTTTCATTGATTGGTTTCGACATAACTCCTCCTAAAATAAAATTTATGGACTTTTGCCGTGTTGGCCCCGAAACGGGAGGACTACGGCTCGCGTCGCCTGGGCAACGAATCTCCGCTGTTGTTGCGGTATGGGTAGATTAAACACTATTGTGTTTATCCGTGTCAACACTAAAGTGTTATTTATGACGAAATAAACCCATCAATATGGATTTTTAATATCCGGCTAAACAATATGCGGCTTTACATGCTCCTTGTATGGGGTATCATACGCACCATGAAAGCCGCCTTATTGCAACACAGTAAATTCCTGCATGCCGACGGGTTGATTGAGATCGCCATCTGGCGTGTGCCGGAGCCAATCAAGCCCAGCGAGCATGGTTATAAGTATCGGTTGGTGTATATCGTTGATGGTGTGCGGGTGGTGGGATATGACAACGAACGCGGCAAGGGCGACCATAAGCACTTTGGTGCAATCGAGGTTGCGTATATGTTTCGTGGCCTAGCCGCGCTACTGGATGATTTTTGGCAAGACGTGAACGGGAGAACTAAATGATTTTGAATATTAAGGTGGGTGAATCTGCTGATGTCATGTTTAGCCGTCTTACGGCACATGCCATCAGGATCGATGCGGGTGAGCCGGTTGATCCCTTGTGTGAAGTCGGCTTTGAGAATATGGCGCAAATGGGGTCAGTATTCAGCGCTAAACGTTGGGAGCTGGTGGAGATGCTGAAGAAGACTGGGGCGCAAAGTATTTACGCCTTGGCAAAGCGACTAAATCGGCACTATCGTAATGTTCACCAGGACGTGACTATGTTGTCCGAATGGTTAGTGATCGAAAAAGATGAGTCGGGAAAAGTATTTGTTCCATGGGATGAGATCGATGTGCAGTGGCCATTACAACGGCTGGCGGCGTAATCTGGAAAGTTAACGTACCCATGAGAATATTTTCCCATTTTCAATAGTTATGATTGCTCCAGAATATGATTTAAATAGCTCAACCCCGCCTTCTCTAGCGCCTATCTGGTGCACGTTTACGCATTTAACCATTTGATTTTTTAACATTCCGATATAAATTCTGTTGTAGTCGTTTCCGCAATCCTTCGCCCTATTATTTTCTTGTCTTTGTGCCACGCGCTCTTCAGCGTCATATCGTTCCTGGCTTTTTCTTCGATTTTCCTCTTGCTTATCTTGGTACGCCTGAGATTTTGCCCTTGAAATTTTATAGGATGTGTTTTCTAACGATTTGCTAGCACGACGAATTGCATTATCAACTTGGGTGCTATATTCACCCGATATTTCGACTATTCCATTTCGTTTTTCTGTGAGTGATAAGTGAGATTGTCTGCTTAATATATTTTCAAAAATACGTAGCTTGTTTATTTCGTGATCGATCTTTTCCGGACTGTTTGTTTTTTCTAGGCATTCTGCTAAATCATCTAAGCCAATAGATGGCTTGTAGCATATAAAATCATCATCTTTGATGATTTTATTATATTCAGATGAAAAAAAATCAATGCTTTTCCGGTGATAGATTTCACTAGATTTTTGCGCTGCAATTATCGATACAGAGAAACACACATTCTTTTCTGGGTTATTTGGAGATAGGCTTTTGCAAGCAGATTCAAGATTTGAATCTTCATCAACATTTGCCCAGTCTTTGCCATCCATGCAAATAATATATTCATTTGCACTTACACCTAATTTATAGCATCCGGCTAATTGATTGTGCGGTCTTATTCTCTCAAACATCTCATCATCGCTCATCGGCATGAGCCCTGATGAGGACGCCGATGAATTAAAAAACATAATTGTGAGAAATACTCCGGTAAGAAGTGTTTGTTTCATGAAAATAAATTTAGTTGGATTTGTAGTTGAATAACATTATTTCGTGCCGTTGCTTTCATGTTCGGCTGGTTCAGCAAACGAATTCCCTATTCGAAACCATTTCGCTCGATCTTCAGGGGATAGTTGATTAATAATGTTTTCACAGGATTGAATATCTTTATGAGTAAGCATTTCTCCATCCTCTTCAGATAGCCAGTCCGTTCTTACACCGCACGCTTTTGCCAGGCGAGAGGCGAATCCAGTTGTCAAAGCTTCATCTCGTTCAATACGTGATACCGCAGATTGACGAATTCCAACCGTATCCGCAAGTTCGGCTTGTGATATGCCGGCGTGCTCGCGTGCCATTTTAAGCCGTTGTCCAAGTGTGTATTTCATAAACGACAAAATACTTTGGTGTTTATGAAAAAGCAAAACACCTTTGTGTTGACCGGATAAACACTGTAGTGTTATTCTTGCCGTCATGAAAAATCCTTTACAAAAAGCCGTTGAAATAGCTGGCGGGCAAACTTGCTTAGCAAAACTGATTGGAATCAGGCAGTCACATGTCTGGAATTGGCTTAATCGTTCGCTTGGCGTGGTTCCTGCCGAATACTGCATAAAAATCGAACAGGCCACCAATGGCTCTGTAACTCGCTACGACCTGCGACCGGATGTGTTCGGCGCTTCGGCTGACTGCGAATCCAATCAAACACAAGAGGCCGCATGAGCGCGCCTCGCGGGTGCCCGACCCAAAGTTTTTCGGGATCATCTTCATGCTCCTCCCTGAGCGAAGCCCGCGCTCCTGTGCGGTTTGTGCCATCCGTCCATGAGGTCGGATGGCATTTTTTTGGGAAAGTTTATTAGTTTTCATGGTTGAAGATTAGCCGCAACAAAAATCAGCGGCAACGGAAATAAAAGGGAGGATGTTCCATGACTTGCGAATACTTTGATTCAGATCCAGATGATGCGTTGTACAACCTGGCACGTCGTTATCCAGGGAAATTACCTGCACTGGCATTGCGCCTTGGCCGTCAGGAATCTGTCCTGCGCAAACAGCTGTCACCGGCGGTGTACTCGCATCACTTATCACCAGAGGATTTCATCCGCGTGATTGAGCTTTGCGCTGAAGCGAATGTACCGGGTGCCTATCAGCCGCTGCACGCGATGTGTTTCCGGCTTGAGCATGTCGCGGTGTGTCTGCCGGCGGCGGATGGCGATGCGGGTGAGCTGTTTCAGCAGGTTTTGATGATGTTGCGCGCTGAAGGTGATCTGGCAAAAAACATTCAGGATTCATTGGCGGACGATGGGAAGATTGATCGTCGTGAGCTGACCGAGATTGAAGAACACCTCGAAAAATGTATCGGCGCGCTGGCCACCTTGCGTGAGCAGGTCAGGGCGAAACATGCGAAAGACTTTGGTCCCGGCACCGGTCGCAAGGGTTTTCCAGCATGAGCGCACCAGGATATAAGTCAAAGATTGATTTCAAACAAATATCTGCCGTTGCACTGGGTCAATTAACCTCACTGGTTTCTGGCTGGCTGCCTGACGGCAAGAAAGCCGGGCCTGAGTGGAAGGCGCGCAACCCGACACGCTCAGATACTAAGCCTGGCAGCTTCTCGATCAACCTGAATACCGGCGTATGGTCTGATTTTGCGACCGGTGAATCCGGTGGCGATGCGATCAGCTTGTATGCCTACTTACATGGCCTGAGTCCGCTCGATGCAGCCCGTGAAGTCGCAGCGCAGATTGGTATGACGGATGCCGACGCGCTGCCCAGTGTACCCGCCAAAAAGCCGCGTACCGAATGGCTGCCAGTATTGCCGGTTCCCGTTGAGGCTGGCCCATATCCAAAGGCGCACCCGATTCGCGGTTTGTCTCAAATGCATTGGGAATATCGCAATCAGGCAGGTGAGCTGCTGGGTGTGATTTATCGTTTTCAGACTTCAGACGGCGGCAAGGAAGTTATGCCTTGTGTATATGCGCGTCATCCTGTTTCTGGAAAATGCGAATGGCGTTGGCTGTCGTTCCCGTCACCGCGCCCGCTGTATGGTCTGGATCGTCTACGTGATGGTTTTCCAGTGCTGGTGGTTGAGGGTGAAAAATGTGCGGATGCAGGCTATGGCGTGCTGTCGGATACCTTCGATGTGGTGAGCTGGCCGGGCGGTGGCAAGGCAGTAGATAAAGTGGACTGGTCATTCTTGGCCGGGCGCAATGTGCTGATCTGGCCTGATTGCGGTGCGCAGCGCGAAAAACTGAGCAACGATGAAAAAGCCGCTGGCGTGCTGCCGGAAAGCAAGCCGATATTGCCCGAAGTGGATCAGCCCGGCATTAAAGCTGCTGAAGCGATTGCGGCGCAGCTGCTGAAGCATGGCGCAAAAGTCCGCATCGCCGCTATTCCCGCCCCTGGTGAAAAACCGTCGGGCTGGGATATTGCGGATGCGATTGCCGAAGGATGGGATGCGGTTCAAATGCTGGAATATCTCCGCGCCAATCAGCGCGCGCCTGCCGATTCTCCGGCACCACTTTCGACTGCTGCGACCGCGACGCAATCAGCCGTTGTCACACCTAAGTTGGATTCGCTGCTGGCACATTACGCGCTGGTTTACGGAAAAACTGATGTTTGGGACAGTTTGAATCGTCAATTGATCAAGAAAGCAGGATTTGTTGCGCTGGTCGGGAATGAGCTGGCGAAGCAATGGCTGGCACACCCTGATCGTCGCACCATCGACACCGAAGCGCTGCCGAAATTGCGGCGTGGTCGTGCAATAGAAGAGGGGGCGGGGGGTGGATTGGCCGTGATGTTACAGCGCTTCGTGTTGCTCTACGGGACTGTGACGGTGTGGGATAACGAATTGCGCAAGGTCGTGGCGATGGAAAGCATGCGCATGGCCTATTCGACTGACGATAAGGCGAAGCGCTGGCTGGATCATCCTGCGCGTTTGATGATCGATGCGGATAACTTGGTATTTGACCCGACGCAAAAGGTTTCGCCCGATACGCATGTGAATATGTTCGAAGGTTTTCCAGTGCATTCAAAACATGATGAAGAACTGTGTCAGCCGATCATCGATCTGTTGTATGAGATGTGTGGCTCTGAAGGGGATTTATGCAGTGATACGGCGCACTGGATTTTGCGCTGGATTGCCTATCAGTTCAAAAATCCGGGTGCAAAGATGCAAACCGCCGTGTTGATGTTCGGCGAAAAGCAAGGTACGGGTAAAAGTCTGTTCTGGGAAGGGATTGTGCGAGCTTTGTTTGGCAAATACGGCACGACGGCCGGCCAGCATCAACTTGATTCGCAGTTCACCGAATGGCGCTCGTGCAAGTTGTTTGTCCTGTTTGAGGAGGTGTTATCAAGGAATGACCGATATAACCACCTGGGGACGATCAAGCACATGATCACCGGGCGTGACCAACGCATCAACCCGAAGGGCTTACCGGAACGGGTGGAAGCAAATCACATGAATTGCGTGTTCCTGTCGAACGAACCGCAACCGATCCCGCTTGAACTGGAGGATCGCCGCTTCATGGTAGTTGAAGCGCGCAATCGAATCAGCAATGAGTTTAAGGATCGCGTGGTGTATTCCATCAACAACGGCGGCATCGCGGCGTTCTATCATTTTCTGCTCAACTACGATCTGGGTGATTTCGACCCGCATACAAAACCGCTTCGAACCACCGCGCGTGACAAGATCGTTTCGTTCGGAATGCCTGGATGGGAAGTGTTTTATCGTGAATGGAAGGATGAGCGTCTGGCAGTGCCGTACTGCTCCTGTCTGTCCAGCGACCTGTATCAGGCCTATCGACGCTGGTGTGATCGTGCGTATGAGAAGCCGCTGACGCTGACTAAGTTTTCCTGTCTCCTTTCCAATCGTGAAACGAAAAGCAAGCAGGAGGTCTGGTTTTCAAACAAACGCGGCACCTTCATGGTGTTCGTGATTAATCGTTCAGAAGAGACGGAATCACTTAATAAACAATGCCATAGATTCAGAGAGTCTATCTCCGGTCGTGAGGAGTCATGAATATAACTACGCAGGGTTACGCAGGGTTAGCGCGAACCATGCGCACCTTCAAAGCCAGCATCGGCGCGGGTTGCGCAGGCTTGCGCAGGGTACGCAGGGTTATCGCGCATGTATGCGTAAATTTACACATGAGTTCATACACGTATTTAATTAAATCGATTGGTGTTTTTTTATTTCACATACGAGGTTTTAACCCTGCGTACCCTGCGTATATCTCTACAAGCCACGTAAATAAAGGGCTGGAAGCTACGCAGGGTTTGTTTCAACCCTGCGCAAGCCTGCGGGATTGATTCGTGAGCAATCTTCGAACTGAAATGCCTGTTGTGGCTGCCTTCATTGATGAGATGCGTAAGGCGTTCGGGGTAGACGTAGTGAACCAGCAAATTAAGCGCGGTATGAAGGGTGAGCAAACGTTCTTCGCAACTGAGAATGGGCATACGGTAGGCACATCGATGGATGTGCCAGATCTGGACAAGGTGTTCAGCGGTGACAGGTTGGTGGTGAGGCCGGCACAAGAATCACTGAAAGGGGGTAAGCGTGGCAGAGGTGCTTGAGAGATGGATGTACGGCGACCCGTTGCAAGCCGCGATGCGTAAAGAGGCGAAAAGCTGTAAAGGATGCGAATTTGAACAAAGTGAGATTTGGTTTAACGAAAGGATGATGCGATGCTTGAAAGACAAACAACACGGCGTGAAGTGCAAACAGTACAAGGAGATAGAATGATTACATTGCTAGTGCCGTTTGGACAAATTCACTGCCCGGAAGAAACAATCAAGCGTGTGACTGAGTGGTCACGGTGGGCAAAGGCGCGTGTCAGTCTGGATGCACGTGGCCGTTGTGCGAGTGCTGAAGGACGTTATGAGTCAGGGGCGGGCGGCGGCGTAAGACTTGAGGTTGATTTATTGGCTGTGCTGCAAGTTGAAAAGATTGTCTGCACTAAGCTGCCAAAGACGCACAAGGAGATTGTAATACGTCATTTCGTTAAGCAGGATTCACCAATCGTTATCGCGCGTATTCTAGCTGTGCCAAAGATGCGCTATGGCGATGAATTGAAGCGAGCAGTGTTGATGCTGCGAAATTGTTTGACATGCGTTTAAAACGTGTTTACAGTGCGCACACATTCAGAGAAAGTCCGGTTGAAGTCAAACTGTGGTTGTACCTCCTTGCGGAGGTATAGAAGTACCTGAAACAATTACTAGCCAGCCTAATCAGCTGGCTTTTTGCATTGGTGCAATCGAATGGCTGAACGCGCATCCTCTACCTCGCGCGGTTATAACTGGCGGTGGCGTAACTATCGCGTGAAGTTCTTACGCGAACATCCGCTGTGCATAGATCATCAGGCACGTGGCATGGTGGTCGCAGCAACGGTAGTCGATCACATCGTTCCGCATCGTGGTAATGATGAGTTGTTCTGGGATGCCAGCAATCATCAAGCATTATGCGCGCAGTGTCACAGCAGCGCCAAGCAACGAGAAGAGAAGGGTGGAACAAAGCCAGGGTGTAACACTGACGGCATTCCGCTTGATGCAAAGCATCACTGGAACAGGAACTAAGTAACGTTGATCCGGGTGGGTAGGGGTGTGAATCTCTACAGCTTTTCCGCTCGCGACCGGTCGCTTACGTTTCCTTTTAAAACCGCAAAATGGGATAGGGGTGGGGGTATGAAAAGTAAATGTCTAGATCATGCAAGACTTCTACATTTACTTGATTACGACACTGAATCAGGAAATTTTTACAGAAAACAAACTCTTGGTAAATGCATTGTTGGTCAGACTGCCGGAACTAAAAATGGATGTGGTTATTTGATCGTTTGGGTGGGAGGTGAGCGGTTTTTGGCGCATCGACTAGCATGGTTTTTTGTTCACGGCGTATGGCCGGAAAATGATATCGATCACATCAATGGTGTAAGGACTGATAACAGAATCTCTAATCTTCGAAAGGCAACAAGAGCTCAAAACAGTATGAATACAAAGCTAAGCATTAGGAATACTTCTGGATTAAAAGGGGTATCTTGGCATCCAAGAGATAAATATTGGAGAGCTCGGTGTTCGGTCAATGGAAAACAAAATGAGCTTGGTAGGTTTAAAACGAAAGATGAAGCATTTTCTGTCTATCTGAAATTTGCACGTGAACACCATAAAGAGTTTTTAAGAACATGAGCGGTAGACCACCAAAACCAACAGCATTGAAACTGATTCAGGGAAACAAGGGTAAGCGTGCGCTGAACAAGAGCGAACCTGATCCAGAATACCTGAACGACCTCACTGCACCGGATTATCTGTCAGCATCAGCTGCGAAAGTATGGGACGAAGTTGTTCCTAACCTTCGCCAGGCATTACTGCTGACTAAAGTGGATGTGCCGATGCTGGCGATGGGATGTAACGCAATCGCTCAATATCGCACTGCCGCACGCAAGGCGGATGATGGCCTGATCAAGTCGAAGATGGTTAAGGATGAATATGGCGTCGCAGTTGAGACTGGGGAGCATGTAAATCCCTGGCTGATCGTGCAGTCGATGAGCTTCAAACAGGCGATGGCCGTATTTCAGCAGTTCGGCATGAGTCCGGCGGCGCGCACACGTATTTCAGTTAACCCGCAGGGCGACCTGTTTGGAAATGGTGCCGACAAAGCCGCCGCGTACTTCTGATCCGGTCGGTGTTTACGCGCGTGCAGTTGTCAAAGGTAAGATTATCGCCGGGCCGCATGTACGAGCAGCCTGTCAGAGACACCTGGATGATTTGAAACAAGCCACTCAACGTGGCTTTTTTTTCGACCGCAAATCGGCGGCACGCGCAATCGGATTCTTCCGCGACGTGCTGTGTTTGAATGGCGGCGAGTATGAAGGACGGAATTACGAACTTCTGCCCTGGCAAGCGTTCATCGTTGGCAGTTTGTTCGGCTGGAAGTCTGACGACGGATACAGACGCTTCCGTATCGCCTATATCGAAACGGCGAAAGGGAGTGGCAAGAGTCCGCTGGCTGCTGGTATTGGATTGTATGGCCTGATCGCTGACGGTGAGGCGCGCGCTGAAATTTATGCCGCCGCCACCAAAAAAGATCAGGCAATGATTCTATTCCGCGACGCGGTGGCGATGGTTGATCAGTCGCCCGCTCTGTCGAAGGCGCTGGGCAAGTCCGGTGTCGGCGCAAGCGTCTGGAATCTGTCCTACCTGAAGACCGGCAGTTTCTTCCGCCCGATCAGTGCTGACGATGGACAGTCCGGACCGCGCCCTCACATCGCACTGCTGGATGAGATCCATGAACACAAGAACGGCTATGTAGTCGAGATGTTGCGCGCGGGCACGAAATCGCGCCGTCAGGCATTGATCCTGATGATTACCAATAGCGGCCACGACAAGCAGTCTGTGTGCTGGCAGTACCACGACTACGGCGCGAAGGTCAGCGCCCAACAGCGTCAGGATGACAGCTTCTTTGCTTATATCTGTGCGCTGGATGACAACGAAGACCCGCTCAACGATGAATCGTGTTGGGGAAAAGTAAATCCGAGTCTCAAGGCTGGATTGCCTGGCCTGAAATATCTGCGCGAACAAGTTACCCAGGCGCGCGGTATGCCTGCCAAGGAATCCATCGTGCGGCGGTTGAACTTCTGCCAGTGGGTCGCAGCTGCGAACCCGTGGATTTCTGCCCCGGCATGGTTTGCGTGTGAAGAGAAATTTGACACCGATATGCTGCTCGGTCGCCGGTGTTGGGGTGGGCTAGACCTTTCCAGTGTGCGTGATCTAACCGCATTGGTGCTGCACTTTGAACCGACTGAGGATGATCCGTACTGGCGGCAACTCGAATGGTTCTGGTTGCCGAATGATGGCCTGCACCACAAGGCTGATCAGGATCATGTGCCGTACATCGCCTGGCGTGATGCGGGGCATCTGCAAACGACTGAAGGCAAGACTATCGACAAGCTTGCGGTGGCCATGCAGCTGGTTGAGATCGTCGGATTGTATGACTTACAAGAGATTTCATACGACCGCTGGTTGATCGAAGAATTCAAGGCGCTGCTGGATCGTGAAGGGATTTCCTTGCCGTTGGTGCCGTTTGGTCAGGGCTATAAAGATATGGCGCCGGCAGTGAACGAATACGAACGGCTGATCGTCAGTCAGCAATTGCGCCATACTGGCAATCCGGTAATGACCTGGTGTGCGGCAAACGCCGTTGTAGTTAGTGACCCGGCAGGAAACCGCAAGATCGCAAAAGACAAGTCGACCGGGCGAGTGGATGGCATCGTTGCCGCCTGCATGTCAGTGGGTCGTGCGATGGGTAAACAAGGCGAAGGCCCCAGCGTGTACGAAGATCGTGGCATTCTCACCCTATAAGGACAGCATGAACTTTTTTAAAGCACTCACAAGCTGGACGAAAAAAAGTACGAACCCGGATTGGGGGACGCTTGAGCGTTACATGGCGTGGGCATTTGGCGGTGGCGCGTCTGCGTCCGGCATCGTCGTCAATCCACAGACGGCAATGCAGTCTGCCGCCGTTTTCTCTTGTGTACAGGTGTTGGCACAGAGTATTGGTATGCTGCCGCTCAATGTCTATTCGAACAAAGACGGTTCTCGCACGACGAATAAGGAACACCCATTGTGGGCCATCCTGCACGACCAGCCGAATGAGTACCAGACCAGTGTCGAATTCTTCGAGATGATGGTGCTGGCGTTGTGTCTGCGTGGCAACGCTTATGCCTACATCAATCGCACGCGTTCCGGTCGGGTAGTTGAGTTATTGCCGCTGCATCCGGATATGGTACGCGTTGAAATGGGCGTAAATTTCAGCCTGCAATACCACGTCACCATGCCGGACGGTAGCTTTAAAACCTTTGCTGTTGGCGAAATCTTCCATGTGCGTGGTCTGACCCTTAACGGATGGCTCGGCATCAGCCCGATTGCCTACGCTCGTGAAAGCATTGGCCTCGCGCTGGCCACAGAGAAATTCGGCAGTCAGCTGTTCAGAAACGGCGCGAAGATGGGTGGTGTACTCGAACATCCGGGCAAAATTGGCGATGAGGCCTACAAACGCATCAAAGAATCGTTTGATGCGGCCACCAGTGGCGAAAATGCACACAAAACAGCGCTGCTGGAAGAAGGAATGAAGTGGTCCAAGGTCTCAATGACGGCGGATGACAGCCAGTTTTTAGAGACGCGTAAGTACCAGCGCAGTGAAATTGCATCAATATTTCGCGTTCCGCCGCACATGATTGGCGATTTGGAGAAGGCGACCTTCTCAAATATCGAGCAACAATCCCTTGAATTTGTGAATTACACCTTAGTTCCATGGCTGAACCGCATCGAAAAAGCCATTAAGCGTGATCTGCTCGACCCGAAAGAGCGTAACAGCATCTCGATTAAGTTTAACGTTGCCGCCCTGTTGCGCGGGGACGCAGCCGCACGGTCTGCTTACATGCATGCCGGCATTCTCGATGGCTGGCTCACCCGGAACGAAGCGCGATCAATGGAAAGCGATATCGGCATCATCCTCAATCCGCTTAAAGGCCTAGATGTGCCACTGATACCGCTCAATATGACTGACGGTACGGACGATCCTGACGCCGCCGATGATGACGCTGAAGGTGGTAAGCCCGGAAGTACTGACCCAAAGAAAAAGGACTAACCATGCACCATAAAGATTGCGGTTTCGAGATTAAGGAAGTCGGCTCTAGCGGAACATTTATCGGCTATGGCTCAGTATATGGCGTGATCGATGAGGGTGATGATGTCGTCAGTCAGGGCGCCTTTGCCGACAGCTTGGCTGAATGGCAGAGCAAGGGACAAATGCCTTCTTTGTTATGGCAGCACCGTGCCGCCGAACCGATTGGCATCTATACCGCTATGAAAGAAGATGCCACCGGCCTGTATGTCGAAGGCAAATTGGCATTGAAAACGCAGCGCGGCGCGGAAGCATATGAGCTGATGCAAATGAAGGCTATCAGTGGGTTATCTATTGGCTTTCAAACCCGTGAAGATAGTTTTGACCAAAAGACAGGCGTGCGCACCATCAAGAAGGGGGACTTGTGGGAAGTATCCCTGGTTACCTTCCCGATGAATGACAGTGCGCGCATTTCTGCCGTCAAATCTATCGACGAAATCACTGATTTTAAGAGCGCAGAACGTTACCTGAGAGAGTCCGGTAGCCTATCGCGCTCGGAATCAACCGCCCTGGTGGCGCGCATCAAAAGTCTAGTACAGAGGGATTCTGGCACGGATAACGATGCAAAAGCACTGATCGCAGCTCTAAGCCGCAGAACGGAACTGCTTATCAACTGAGTTGTAATAAATCCCCAACCAAACCCGTTAATCGCGGGTTTTTTTACGCCCAAAGGAAAAAAATGTCTGACTTATCTGAAGTAGCAAAGGCCATTGAGGCCAGCAACACCGCATTCGCTGAATTCAAACGCATCAATGATGAGCGTTTGGCCAAGATGGAAAAAGGCCAAGGCGGCGCCGACGAACTGAAATCCAGCATGGAAAAGGCATTCAAAGATATGGCGGATCAAAAAGCCATTATTGAAACGCTGGAAGCAAAACTCAAACGCCCTAACATGAGCGGCGAAGGCGTTAATAACGAAGCCGAAACTGAACATAAAAAAGCGTTTAACAGCTACATCCGTAAAGGTATGGATAACGGCTTATCTGCTGCTGAGCAAAAGGCGTTGGCCTGGAGTACCACAGCGGGTGCCGACGGCGGTTATGCGGTTCCCAAGCAAATCGACAACTCAATCGAATCGTTGATGATCAATGTCAGCCCGATCCGTCAAATCGCCAGTGTGGTGCAGATCAGCACGACGGATTACCATAAGCTGGTCAATTTGCGCGGCACGGCATCCGGTTGGGTAGGTGAAACGGCGGCTCGTCCTGCAACCGGCAGTCCTACGCTGGCTGACATTAAGCCGCCGATGGGCGAACTGTACTCCAACGTGCAGGCCACCCAGCAGATGCTGGATGACGTGTTCTTCAACGTTGAACAATGGATTGCCGATGAAGTTGCCAATGAATTCGCACGCGCAGAAGGCGCTGGCTTTATAACGGGCAACGGCACCAATCAGCCAACCGGATTCCTGACACCGACTTATGTCGCAACGGGTGATGCGACGCGTACTTTCGGTCAGTTGGAATATGTCCCAACCGGTGTGGCTGGCGGATGGGCGGCAACGAATCCGGGCGATGTGTTGCTGTCACTGGTGAGCAAGGTAAAAGCGGCTTATCGTGACGGCTCGGTGTTCGTCACCAACAAGGCGCTACTGTTTGAATTGGCAGCATTCAAGGATTCAACTGGCCGCTATATCTTCAATCCAGTTACCGCACCAGGCATTCCAGAAACACTGTTGGGATACCCGGTCGTTGAGGCGGAAGACATGCCAGTCAAGGCGGCAAGTAGCCTGTCTCTGGCATTTGGTAACTTCAAGCGTGGCTATCTGGTTGTTGACCGTGTTGGTACTCGTATCCTCCGCGACCCGTTCAGCAATAAGCCTTACATCGGCTTTTATGTCACCAAGCGTGTCGGTGGTGCCGTTGTCAATTCAGAAGCGATCAAGGCTGTTCGTTTCTCAGTGACCTGATTTGTAGTTTGACTGTATCGCGAGCCATCCAACCGGGTGGCTCGTTTTTGTTAGGAGATAGGGTTATGAAGAACGTCATCATCACACAAGATTTCAAGTTCGCTGAACGCGGTATTGAAGTCATCGAATACACTGCCAGCCCCGATGTTATCGAGGTGTCGGATGAATGCGCTGAAGTCGCGCTCATCGAAAAATGGGCTGTACCAGAAAATCAAGGCCGCAAAGGCCGTCGTATCACCAATCCAACCCCCGATATCATTGATCGTGATTTTGAAAAACAGAAAATTGCTGAGGAAATTCAAACATCACCAGAAGCCGCAGTGATTGAATCCGCCCCTGAAACGGTTGCCGCAGAGACCGCGCCCGAAGCGGTTACAGTTGAAGCCGCACCTGAAACGGTGGCTGTTGAAACTGCGCCTGAAATTGATTCCACTGAAGTCGCTCCAGAAATCAAGTAATCAACCATGACTATCCAGATCGTCACCGCTCCGACTGCTGATCCGGTCAGCATTGCCGAAGCCAAGGCGCACCTGCGTGTTGATTTTTCCGATGACGATGCGCTGATTAGCGCGCTTGTTTCCGCTGCGCGTCAGCATGCCGAAAATATTACCCGCCGGGCGTTGGTCACCCAGCAATGGAAGATGACGCTGGATCAATTCCCTATGCCTGGCATGAATGTCAGCAGTGCGAACTGGTACGGTCCTCAATGGGGCGCATCGCCGGGGCCACTCTCCGTTATGCGTGCAGATGGTCGCAGCGGATTCGAAATGTATCTGCCGTTCCCGCCGCTGCAAACTGTGGACAGCATTAAATACATCGACCAGGACGGCATACAGCAGACCTTGGCCAGCACTGAATATAAGGTTGATACCTCCAGCGAACCGGCGCGTATCGTGCCTGCTTATGGCAAAACATGGCCTGCCACCCGGAATGAGATCAACGCCGTTGAAGTGACGTTTACCTGTGGCTTCGGTGCAGCCGCTGCCGTTCCTGAAGGGATTAAATCCTGGATCAAGATACGCGTCGGTTCGATGTATGAGAATCGCTCTGAAGTAGATACCTTGCAAAGCGGATCGCTGGTGAAAATGCCCTTTGTCGATTGCTTGCTTTCTCAGTATCGCGTGGTGACGTACTAATGTCGTGTCCAACCATAGGTGATTTGAATCGCCGCGTTTTATTGCGGGTATGGACAGATACGCCAAATATCTCTTTCGGCGTAACACCAACTGAAGATGCAGGCATTACCCGTTTTGCCAAGATTTCTCCGGTAAGCGGTACTTATAACTGGGGAACCAAACAGGTAGGCGATGAGATCACGCATCGCGTGTGGCTGCGCTATGCCACCGGCACAAAGCCGGAAGATATCACCGGTGCGCATGTCGTCGAACACAAGAACCGTCGTTATCGCGTCAAGCGCTGTACCAACTGGGAAGATTCGCAGCGCTTCACCATGATCGAAGTGACTGATATGGGGAATATTGTCTGATGGATTTTCAATTGAAATCTGGAAGCCTTCCGGAAATACCTCTTGATGTAAAAGTGTTTGGCCTAAGCCACATTGACTATGACAAGAAATTAATTCTTAAAGCGTTGAATCAAGGGGCTGCTGAAGTACGCAAAGCGGCTCGTCGTCTTGTATCGCGTCGCGCCATTTCAAATCCCGGAGAGTTTCCCGGAAAAGATAGCGGTGCTTTGATGCGCTCGATCAAGATATACAAGCGCGGAAGTCGTGGTGGATGGGTAAAAGTCGGTCCTACGAAGAGTTCTGAAATGAATGTTTTTTATCCGGCATTTTTATTTTATGGAACGCGCGGGTTGGGACGCATACAAAAATTAGCGGAAGGTGAAGGCCTTGGTGTAAGCAATCGGCGCGGACGTGGACAGAGAGCCGCTTTACAGGCCGAGAGATCTGCATCAGGTAATTGTGTTGTTGCAAAACGCGCTAATTACATGGAATCGGCGTTGCTGCAAAAACGTGAATCTATTCAAGCAATGTTGCGTTCTTCACTACCAGGCGCACTAAAACCAAGGTAAATATGAAGCTCGAACCCATTATTCAGCATCTTCGACTTTACTGTCCGACGCTTGGGCAGAATATCGCCGGTGCTGCACAATTTAAACATTTAGAAGAAACGGCTAACTTGCCGCTGCCTTGTGCATTCGTCATTCCTCTAGATGACAATCCGCAGGGGAATCGTTCGCTGAATGATGTACTGCAATCCATGACCGAATCATTCGCAGTCATCGTGGCGGTTTCCAATACTATCGATGAAAAAGGGCAGGGCGGATCATCCAGTATTGATTCCCTACGCGCCGAGCTATGGAAAGCGTTGCTGGGGTGGCATCCGTCAGACCGCTATAACGGCATTGAGTATGAAGGTGGATCGCTGCTCAGTCTTGATCGTGCACGCCTCTGGTATCAGTTTGAGTTTGGCGCACTGACTGAGATATTCGGCGCAGACGGTTGGCAGGATGTCTATGCCGCCACCTTGCCGCACCTGGATGGCGTCACCATCAAGATGGATGCGATCAAACCAATGGCTGATCCGAATGTGCAATACCCCGGACCGGATGGCCGAATCGAGTTCCAGGTAACCGTACCGAAATCAGGAGTGCTTCCTTAATAACCCCCAGGAGAAAACGATGTATGTAAAACCCGTAGCGGGCAGGCTGGTGCCTGATCCGTATCTGGGCGGCAACTTGCCGCCTGAAGGCCGTGAAGTCGAGGCCAATCAATACTGGTTACGCCGCAAAGATGATGGCGACGTAACCGAAACAGCCCCACCAACCTCAAAGGAGCAAAGTAATGCGAAACCTGATTAAATCACCCTGGATGATAGTGTTATTTGCCATCCTTCTGATCCCGCTGGCACACTATGGCATGCTGGCGAATTCAGCATTAGCCGCCGGAATGATGGTCGTCGGCAATATCAGCTTCAACAATATCCCGACAAACATCCGTGTACCGTTGTTTTATGCGGAAATGGATAACAGCCAGGCGGGTTATTTCTCACAAACCAAACGCGCTCTGATGATAGGGCAGATGCTGTCCACCGGTAATGCTGTGGCCGGTACGCCGTACCTGGTGAGTCGTACCGATAATGCGAAAACGCTGTTCGGCAGAGGTTCGATGCTGGCACGGATGCATGATTCCTATCGTCAGAATGATAGCTTCGGTGAAGTCTGGTGCATCCCGCTGGCGGATGCCGGTGCCGGGGTTGCGGCAACCGGCACGATTACCGTGGCAGGAACGGCCAGCGCTGCGGGAACCATCCAGTTATACATCGCCGGTCAGCAAGTGAGCGTCGGTGTTGCGCTGAATGATGCTGCGGCCACGATTGCTACCAGCATTGCGGCTGCGATTACGGCAGCGGTTGATCTGCCGGTCAATGCAGCGGCAGTCGGTGCGGTTGTAACCCTGACCTGCAAATGGAAGGGCGCAACAGGCAATGACATCATGGTGCTGGATAGTTACCGTGGCTTTGCTGGCGGGGAAACCTTGCCAACGGGCATTACATTGGCTTACGTGGCGATGGCCAGCGGTGCGACTAATCCGCTGCTTGCTCCTGCGATCACCGCGATGGGTGATATCGAATACGATTACGTCATCCATCCGTACACCGATAGCACCAGCATGGACACCATCGCCACTGAGATGAATGACCTGACCGGTCGCTGGTGTTGGGCGCGGCAGATTTACGGCCATGTTTACACCGCGTTACGTGGCACGCTGTCCACGCTGCAAACAGCTGGTGCGTTGCGCAATGACCAGCACAACACCATCGCCGGTTTTGAGCTGGATGTTTGTGATCCGTGCTGGGAATATGCCGCCGCTTATGGCGCGCGTAATGCGGTATTCCTCAATGCAGATGTTGCCAGACCCACACAAACCGGCCAGCTGGTCGGAATTTTGTGCGCGCGTCCCGGCAAGCGTTTCCTGCTGACAGAACGTCAAACCTTGCTGACCAACGGGATCGCAACCAGTTTTGTATCGAGCGGTACGGCTTGTATTGAACGTGCAATCACGACGTACCAGAAGAATGCCTTTGGCCAATCCGATCCGTCTTATCTGGATAGCGAGACCATGCATCAGTCGTCTGAAGTCATCCGCCGACTGCGCAGCATCGTCACCAGTAAATATGCCCGCCATAAATTGGCAGCAGATGGCACCCGTTTCGGCCCCGGTCAAGCCATCGTCACGCCTAGCGTGATGCGCGGTGAGCTGGTTGCTGAATATGGACGGATGGAGCTGGACGGCCTGGTTGAAAACGGCAAGTTATTCGCGCAATACCTGATTGTTGAGATCGATGCGAACAACCCGAACCGCATGAATGTGCTGTTCCCGCCTGACTACGTTAATCAGCTGCGCGTGTTCGCCGTGCTGAATCAATTCCGCCTGCAATATCCGGTCGGCGCTTAATAATCGGCGGGCTTAGTCCCGCCTGAATGGAGAAACAATCATGGCAAAAAGAGTCGCAGGTATCTGCTACATCAAAGTGGATGGTGAGCAGTTGAGTGTTGAGGGTGGTGTTGAATGTCCGTTGATGGATGTTAAGCGCGAAACCGTGATGGCATTGAATGGTCCGGCGGGTTACAAGGAAACAGCGCTTGCGCCGTATATCAAAGTGTCCGCCAACCTGGTGCCGGGATTCCCGCTGCAAAAGCTTCGCGACGGGGTTGCAATGACGATCACCGCTGAGCTGGCTAATGGAACGGTGTACACCTTGTCTGATGCCTGGGTAAATGGCGAACCATCCGCCAAAGGGGACGAAGGCAAAACTGAACTGGAATTCGGCGGACTGAAAGGAGCCTGGGCATGAGTAACGTAACCGTAAAACTAAGTCAGCCTATCTCCGCACACGGCGAAGAGGTCAGCGAATTGATCTTGCGTGAGCCAACGACTGAAGACGTCATCAATATGGGTCAGCCATTCCTGATTATCGCGCGCGATGGAGGCGAATCTGGCATTGAAATTCGCAGCAACGTGATCGCGAAATATGTCAGCGGCTTGGCGGCGATCCCGATGTCCAGCGTTAAAAAGCTTTCGATGAAAGATTTCTCCGTCTGCCAGACGGCGGTAATGGGTTTTTTCGGAACTGGCGATGGCGACGGGACGACGGCGAGCTGATCGAGCGCGCTTTCGACATCGCCTATTTTTGGAAAATAGACCCGGAAGCCGTGTTGCGACTTCCGGTGTCGCGCTTTGATCTGTATGAGCAACAAACCATCCGCATCGCCGAACAAATCCAACCGGACGAATAAATCATGGCTGACAAATACGAACTGAAAGCATTGCTTAGCGCAGTGGATAACATGTCACCCGCGCTGAAAGCCATCGCACAGACCGCACGCAGCACGCGCAAATATCTGATGGATGTGGGTTCTGCGGCGAACGGGGTATCGTCAAGTATCGGATTGCCGTTTGCCGCGCTGGCGGGTGTGATGGGCGGCTTTTCGTTGGCGGGCCTGAAAAATGCGGTAACCGGTTTTGCCGAGATGTCGAATTCCATCAAGGATGGTGCGGTGATGGCGGGTATGTCTACCAAACAGTTCCAGCAATGGAAGTATGTGGCGGATCAGTCAGATATCTCGGCTGAATCGTTGACCAGCGCGATGGGTAAGCTCAACAGGAATATTGGTGATGCGGCCAGCGGTAAAAATAAGGATTTAGCCGCGTTATTTCACCGCCTTGGGATACCGCTGCGAGATGTACATAATCAGGTTGTCTCTGCAATCGATATATTTCCTAAGCTTTCGGATGCATTTGTCCGGAATACCAATGAGGCTACTCGTGCGCGTATGGGTATGGCGACTTTAGGGAAAAGCTATCAGGAAATGATGCCGTTGCTGACGGAAGGCGCGCTTAGTTTTGTATCCAGTATGGAGCGATTCAAGCAGCTCAAAGGCTTTATTTCCCAGAAAGATCTTGATGCAGGCGATGCGCTGAACAAGAAATTAAAGGATTTGAGTTTCGTCACTAAAGGATTCGGATACACCATCGCCAAAGAACTGATCCCGACGATAAGTCCGCTGGTAGAAGATTTTATCCAGTGGGCTGTAGCGAACAAAAAACTTGTTTCCATCAAAGTCAAAGAGATGGTAAGTGAACTAGTCGTAAGCTTGAAAAGCTTTGATTGGAAAGGATTTATTCAAGATGTAAAGGATGTCGGAAATGGATTCGGCAAGGTAGTGGATATGGTCGGCGGCACGAAAAACGCGCTGATTGGCCTAGCTGTCGTGATGAATGCCAACGCGATTACTTCGACACTAGGTCTGGTCGGATCATTGATGCGCTTGGTGTATTGGCTGGGCGCGTCTGCCATCGGTTTGCAGATCGTCAAAGGAGAATTCTCCCTAGCTGGGGGCTGGATAGCTTCCGCCGGGAAAATGATTGCAGGTGTCTTTGTTGGAATGGATCTCGCCCTGTTGCCGTTGACTCTGGTTGTCGCCGCATTAGCTTTGGGCGCGCTCTATCTTGCAAATAATTGGGATACGGTCGGTCCGGCGATTATGGATGCCATCAACCCGGTGATCGAATCGCTGAAGGAGTTGTGGTCATCATGTAAATTTGCTTTCGGTACGTTAATGGATTCATTCTCGGATTTACTTAAAATTTTGGCCCCTATTGTGATGCCGATTCTTGGTGCGATTGCCTGGATCATCGGGCATGTGTTGCTGGCGAATATGATTCTTCTTACCAAGTTTATTAAAGTATTGATTAACTCATTGAATTTTGTAGTAAATGTTTTTGGCACATGGTTTGATGTGATTGATAAGGTTTACGTTGCAATACGAAAGCTGGCTTCTGCGGTCATTCCCGACTGGTTGAAATATGTATTGGGTGCTGACGGCGGTAATGAATCCGTTATGACCATTGCCCGACAAAACGCATTGCCACAGACGGGTGGCGAACGCGCTTTCTCGCCGCTCAAGGCACAGAACAGTCGGGTAGGTGGCACGATAGACATCAATTTCAACAATGCACCACCTGGCTTACGTATTGGACAGGATAATTCAACCGGGCCGGTTGGTCTTAACCTATCAACAGGCTATCGCAACTTTGCCCTGGGTATGCCTTGATGGCTAAGCTCTCCGATAATCTGCTTCCGGCGAGTTTTCGCGGCGTACCGTTCTTTGTTGAGCAGGGAGACCGTACCGCAGGCCGCCGTACTCAGGTGCATGAGTACCCGCAGCGCGATGATCCTTATGTTGAAGATCTGGGGCGCGCCAAGCGTGAATTCAGCCTGACCGTATTTGTAGTGGGCGCGGATTACATCGCCGCCGCTGACAGGCTGCTCGAAGCATGCGAGGCCGCCGGTTCCGGCACGCTATCGCATCCGTGGCTGGGCAACATGGAAGTCACACTGCTGGCACCGGCACGGGCATCCTATAACAAGGCGCTAGGGCAAGTAACGATTGAGCTGTCATTCGTTGAGGCAGGAAAACTTGTCTTTCCTGCTGCGTTAGCTTCAACGCAAAATCAATCGGCTATTGCAGCGGATAGTCTGGCCGCTGCCGCAGTAACAGATTTTACAAATACATATAAAATCAAAGGACTACCTGATTTTGTTAATGTTGCCGCTAACGGCGACTTTACCAAACTTTTTACAACTTTTGCATTGCCGAAGATGCCCGGCTTGGGCGTGCTGGGTTTTGCCAATAACGCGCTCTCCAGCTTGCAATCTGCGTTGCTGCTGCTCAACGATCCGCCTAATCTGGCTTTGTCGGTGCTGAACTTTCTCGGCTTGTCCAGCATCGCGTCACAGCTGACTTATGGCGCGTCGCTGATTAATTCGGTGCTGAATTTGGCGGGTAACAGTAATTTTTCCCAGCCAGTCGCACCGGCGGTCACCACGCCAGCCAGTCAACAGCAATACCTTAATACAGTGGCGACCAACGCGCTTGCCCGTCGCGCGTTATTGGTGCAAGCGGTCGGCCTGTCCTGTGTTGTGCCAGCCACCGTGCATGACGATACGATTGCGTTACGTAATAACCTGTCTGCCGCGCTGGATGCTGAAGCGCTCACCGCGTCGGATGCGGTGTACCAGGCATTGACTGATGCACGCGCCAAGGTCTGGATTGATCTGACTTCGCGTGCGAAGAATGCCGCGCGGCTGACGACGATCACGCCGCCGGAAACGATGCCGATGTTGTCGGTAGCTTATGACTATTATGCCGATGCAACGCGCGATGCCGAAATTATTCAGCGCAATAACGTGCGTCATCCGCTGTTTGTTCCGGTCGCACCACTCAAGGTACTGGCAGCATGAAAACCTTGAATGAAGTCACGCTGCTGGTCGGCGGTATGGAATACGGCGGCTGGAAGTCAGTGCGTATCGAAGCGGGGATTGATCGCCAGGCGCGCAGCTTTGATTTGGAAGTCACCAGTCGCTGGCCGGGCAATACCAATATCGCCAGCCGTATCAAGCCGGGCGATGTGGTGCAGGTCAAGATAGGTATAGACCTAGTATTGACCGGCTATGTAGATGCCACGCCGATCAAGTACGACGGCAAGAGTTACAGCATCGGGATTAAAGGCCGCAGCAAGACCGCCGATCTAGTAGATTGCTGCCCGGTAGACGGTAGCGCCGGAACGGGTCAATCTTGGCTGAAGGATGTACTTCCTCTGGGGGTGGATCCGAAAAACGCTGCGCAGTATAAGGCGCAGCGAATCAAGCCATCCGCATTCAGCTCGCAATATCGTCAGCGAAAACTGGAGGCAATTGCAGCAACACTGGCCAAACCTTACGGAATTAAAGTTTTTAGTGAAACCGATACCGGCAAAGTGATTCCTGATTTCACGATAAATACCGGTGATACGGTATTCGAGTGTATTGATCGCATGATGCGTGAGCGCCATGTATTGTCCACCGATAATGCCAACGGCGACCTAGTGTTCATTGAAGTGGGCAATGGTGGTAGTTGTGCGACCGCGCTTGAGTTGGGCAGAAACATCCTCAGTGGCAGCGCGTCGCTGGACTATAAAAATGTATTTTCAGAATACGTCTGCAAAGGCCAGCGCGCGGGGAGTGATGAAGAGTCAGGTGATGCGGTGGCCGGAGAATCAGCCAGCGTGGTCGATACCACGATGGGCCGCCGTCGTGTCTTAGTATTGCATCAGGCCGGACAGGCAGACGGTGGAACTTGCCACGACCGCGTAGCGTATGAACAGGCGCATCGGGCAGGCAAGGCATTGGAAACCGATTACGTTGTCTCAGGATGGCGCGAGGAGGACGGCACGCTTTGGCAACCGAACAAGATGGTGCGCGTGCGCGATGGGTTGATTGGCTTTGACGTGGATATGTTGATCGTCGGCGTGTCCTGGATACTTGACGCCGAAGGCCAGCGCACCGAACTCAAGGTCGGGCCGCCGGATGGCTACCTGACCAAAGCCAAGAAAAAAGGCAAGGGCGGCGGAAAGTCTTGGGGAGACGTAACAAGATGATGAATTTCAGCAGGCTGGTTGCGCCTTATGCCCGGCGCATCTCGAATATGCTGGCTAGGGGTTCTGTCTCGCTGGTGGATTCTGGTAAGAAAATGCAGACGCTGCAAGTGCACCTCTTAGCTGGCGAAGTAAAGGATGGCGTAGAACATTTTGAGCCGTTTGGTTTTACCTCCTGCCCGATGCCGGGTGCGGAACCGATTGCGGCCTTCATGGGCGGCGACCGCTCGCATGGCGTGGTGCTGGTCGTGGCGGATCGTCGCTATCGGATCACTGGATTGCAAGGCGGTGAAGCGGCGTTACACGATGCATTCGGTAATAAAGTCCACCTGCACCTGGATGGCACCATGGAAATGATCGCCAGTGCAAAAGTGCAGATTACCAGTCCGCTGGTCACTATGAGCGGGAATCTGAATGTGACCGGCAACATCGTGGCGCAAGGCGATATCAGCGACCACGGCACTAAGAGCATGTCCAACATGCGTACCACTTACAACG